GTTTGGGATTCCTTTCGAGAGTCCGTGCGTTCAGTCTGTCACACTTTAAGAGGTGACACCAAACGTCGTACTCGACTTATGAACCAGAAGAATGCACTTCTACTGAGACATAATTGTCGCGTTTTCAGTGATTGGGCCCATAAAGCTGACCAAATAATAGTCGAAGAACTGCTCGATGAACACCAAGAAATGAACTATTGGCAAAGATCATACCACGACAAATTCCACCTTAAATATGATAGCTATTACTATCAATGGTATTTGTACCTGCGTGCTAGATTTGAATGGCGTAAGGTGTTCATAGGAGTTACTTTTGTACTATTTATTATTATATACACTGCTGTCAACGGGTATGATCTATTCATACTCACTATACTCGCGATGGCAGCTGGCGGACTCTACGTTCGCTACTTAAAGCCAAAGCCCTTCGTCGGTGTAGAGTTGATAGAAACCATCGAAGACACTTGTTGTGCCCATGTTAAACTTGGGCCCCTTCATCCATTAGCCACCATAGATATTTCCGGTGCTGATTTCACCTGTATACCTACTACGACATTTGTTGGTATTACAGTTGCTTACGATTGGATTTGGAAGGCACGTGGCTGCGCGCACAACATGTTGGTGGCTTTACACAATAGACAGCTTCTCCCTGACCTAAGCACACCTGATGTGCGTTTAATTTCCTGGGCTGAAGCAGTTCGTCTTTTTATGCTCTATGAGCAATGGACTCTTGTTGGAGACTTTCGTGATATTACTGATGCTGATATTGAAGCATTCCTCTCACGCTATCCCAAAGGACGTCGTGCTGTGATTGCGCGTGCAATTGCTACCAGGTACGAGGCTTCCGTTGACACGAAGACTAGAGCTTTCCTCAAAGCAAATGAGTGGAATGTTGCCAAAGACGAGGATAAAATGGCACCACGTTGCATATCATCCAAAACCCTCGAATACTTAATTGATTCCATTGATTTTTGGGTTTGGACTAAAGAAAACATCCATATCTGGCACGATGATACTTATAATGCTAGATACACCTATGCTTCCGGCATGACAGATGTGCAGGTTGGGGAATGGGTTAATACGCGTGTGCAACAAGGATGTCATATTTATGAAGGAGATTTTTCCCGCTTTGACGGTCGTAATGAGATCGAAGCGATTAAAACAGAGATCTACTTGTATAAAACTAAGGCTGTTAACGGCGCTCTAATGGAGGTTCTGGAATCTCAGATCGAGTGTGGTGGGTACAGCAGCCACGGAATCAAATTATTCTTGCCCAGGTAAGGTGTGTAGCGGAGTCAACAATACGTCTAAAGGTAACTCACTGCGCAGCTTTATCATTATCACCTACGTACTTAAATACGTCATAGACTGGTGGGTCCTAGTTAATGGAGATGATAATCTCATCGCCACACTCCTACCACTCAACCTTGACCTCGTACGCATTCATGCTTTGGAAATGGGCCACAAATTGGAGATAGTCGAGAGGCTTTTCCCTCGTGAAATAGAATTCTGTTCAATGCGGTTTTACCAAACCACTGAGGACTCATTGGTACCTGTTCCAAAGCTAGGTAGATTCCTCGCTAAAAGCTTGATGCCACATCGACAAATGCTTAAAAAGCATGTTTCCAGTCACATGCGTCAAGTGGTCGTTGGGTTTAGTGCCTATCGACAAATGCCAGTGTTTCATACTTTGATGAAGCAGTTTGGCATCCTCAAATTTTGTCCCACAGAAGAGCAAGAGTGGCAGGTCAAACGTACCTACTTTTCGCTCGACGAAAGTGCAATGTGTGAACAAATCTATGAGATCTATGGTTACAGTTTCGAAGAAATAACTGCAGCTATGGAAAAGTATGATTGGACAAAACCTGGCCAATCAATTCATGACCCAGTGTTGAGTCATCTATGTTTAATAGATGGCGTCTTCGACGATGAGTCGCATGCTAGACAGCTGCGATCGTCTTGCTAGGCCATTCTCTAAGGGACCGACCCCTACAAAGGGAGAGAAATCACTCTCAGTAAAATTCGACATTGCAATATCCTTCTGGCTACGGGAGCCAGTTGATCAGACCAATGCATTGTTTAGAGGAGAGGGCTATTTAGCTCTATAATGTGTGCGCTCCTAAATTAAGACAACAACCGAACCATGAATCTAGCTTATAGTACTTACTAGATTCATTTTACTGTACTAACAAAACCACTCCTAAAACCAAACGCGCAAAACAAGCGCCTAAACAAATTAAACTCAATAAACAAGTTCCTAAGAAATCTAATGAGACGGCTTCGTCGCTCGCTGCCAAACTTGCGCGCATGGGCTTGCGGTCAGGCGCATCAGCACTTGGCGGTATGCTCGCCGGTCCAGCCGGTGCCGCTTTTGGCTCTTCTCTCATTGGTTCTGGAGATTATACTATCAATTCAAATTCCGTCCTCACTAATGCTCAAGTTCCTGTGTTTCGTGAGGGAAAGAGGTCCATTGTTGTTAAACACCGTGAATATATTTCTGACGTGTTTTCAAGCACTGGCTTCGCTATTACAGCATACTCTCTCAACCCTGGCCTTTCCAACGCTTTCCCGTGGCTTTCGGTTGTTGCTGCTAATTTTGAACAGTATAAGTTCCATGGTCTTGTATTTGAATTTAAGTCCACTGCTGGTTCTGCTGTTTCTAGTACTAATAATGCTCTTGGAAGTGTTATTATGGCTACTGAATATAACGTGAACAAACCAGCATTCACATATAAACAACAAATGGAAGCATATGAGTATTCATGCTCAGGCAAGGCTTCCGAATCTTTTCTCCATCCTATCGAGTGTTCTCCCAGCGAATCACAAATGAATCTATACAATACGCGTACAACTACTGTTGTCAATGAACTGCGTATGTATGATTTAGGCAATTTCTATATTGCAACGCAGGGAATGCAGGCCTCGAATATAAATATTGGAGAATTATGGGTAACATACGAAGTAGAATTTCTTAAACCCATATTACCAGTGAATAGCTATATTGCTGAATCTGCTCGCCTTAATGGAGGAGCTTTCAATGCGACTAACTATTATGGGGTTATTGTACCAGCCTTTACCGGATCGATGAGCCCCTTACCAGTAATCTCAGCCACGGGTTCTGGATACGACACAATCACTTTTCCTAGCTACATAGCGGGAGGAATCTACCGCTGTGATTGGCTATGGTATGGCGCTGCTACTGCAGTCGCGCCGCCCACTGTCGCCTTTTCAAATTGCACCGCTTTAAATAAATATCGGTTGCAAACAGTGTCACAAGTGTCTAATGGTGGTACGTCTCCAGACTTATTCTTAACTATCACCATTCAAGTCGTCAACCCCACTCTGCAAACACCAGCTTCGATTGTGTTTACCTCTGGTACATTGCCTACCACACCAGTCTCGATTGACTTTACAATCGTTCAAGTTTCACCGTCTTGGTAAAAGAAGCGGCTAAAGTTAGCCAATAGAGCCTGCAACGGCCAACGGTTGGGTCAGACAGTACGCTGAGAGGTAGCACTCCAGGTACACTCCGAACGCACGTAATCTTG